CTACCTGGCATGGTGTGTGGATGGATACTAATCCAATGGATGATGACCACTGGTGGTTTAAACTAGCAGAGAAAACAAAACTGACTGGAAAGTATGGGTGGGATTTTTTTAAACAACCTGGTGGTGTCACAGAAGTAGACCCAGGAAACTTACCAGAGAATCCAGAAGCTAATGACCATATATTTTCAGGGGGTCGTTGGTGGAAGATTAATCCTAAAGCTGAAAACGTAAGTAACTTACCCGCGGGTTATTACATGCAGATGTTAGGTGGTAAGAACTTAGATTGGATTAAGTGTTATGCAGAAGGCAAGTACACCTATGTTCAAGAAGGCAGACCCGTATGGCCAGAGTATGACGATAATGCCATGAGTGGTGAAGTTGAATACGAACCTGAGCATGCATTGCAAGTAGGTCTTGACTTTGGTTTGACACCAGCCGCAGTGGTAGGACAACGATTACCTAATGGCAGATGGATTATCTTAGATGAGATTGTTACATTTGACATGGGGTTAGAAAGATTTGGTCAGCAATTATTAGCAGAACTCAATGCGCGTTATCCTAAAGCACAGATTATGATGTGGGGCGACCCAGCTGGTATGCAACGAGATGCAATTTACGAAGTGACTGCATTTGATTATCTTAGAACATTAGGACTACGCGCACAGCCAACACCATCGAATGATTTTAAAGTTAGACGTGAGGCAGCCGCAGCTCCTATGCAAAGACTTATTGCTGGCAAACCAGGATTGATTATTAATACTAGATGTAAGATGATACGTAAATCACTAGCGGGTGGTTACCATTTTAAGCGTGTAGCTATAGGTGCGGGTCAAGAAAGATTTAGAGATGCACCTAACAAGAATGAACATTCTCACGTAGGTGATGCATTTGGATACTTACTTCTTGGTGGTGGCGAACATAAACGATTAACTAAGAGTCCATTATCTGCATCAACGATCATTGCTCAAACTATTGCAAAGTCTGACTTCAATGTTTTTGACTGATTACGCTACCATACTAAAACACATGCCACCCGTTAAAGGTGGTTATTTTTTACCATACATGCCAAATCATTTAGATGAGTTAGATTGTGTAGAAATGAAAACTCAAAAGGCAATTAGTATTACTGAGTTTAAACGCATGATAAATCATCAAACAGAATGCGGTCCAACCATTACAGCATTTCTTTATGGTAAGCCAGTAGCTATATTTGGGGCTACCATGTTATGGAAAGGTGTAGCAGAGTTCTGGTCATTACTGTCAGAGCAATCTCGTAGATATCCAATAGCTATGACAAAATCGGGATTAACATTTATTGATATCGTTGAGATATTATTTCACTTGCACAGAGTACAAATAACTGTTAAAACCTCAGATACTCGTGCTATGTCCTGGGCTAAAGCGTTATATTTTGTACCAGAATGCAATATGCTACGTTATAGCGCAGATAAAGATGATTATACATTACTTAGGAGACAATGATGGGCGGATTATTCGGCGGTAGTAAGCCAGATACCTCAGCAGCCGAAGCTCAAATTAGGGCGCAGCAAGCTGAAACAGACAGATTAAGGAAGCAAGCAGAGGAAGATAAAGTTAAGCTTGCAGAAGATATGGCGGCAAAACGTCTAGCTCGTAGACGTGGCGGAGCGAGAGCATTATTATCAGAGGAACGTCTTAGCCCAGAAACTGGTGTAGAGACATTAGGTTCTTCAGAAATGGTAGGTTAATATGTCAGCTGTTGCTAAAAGATTATCTGCAATTCCACCATCAGGACCAGAAAATCCTATGTTTCAAACAATGAGACGTATATTTCCAGCAGATACTACAGAAGCAACAAGCTCTATTCCAGATAGTGGATTAATGGAAGCTGAGAAATCAGCATCATTTAAAAAAGCAAGACGTGGTAGATCAGGATCATTATTATCTGGATCTACTTTATCAGATAAATCAGAAACATTAGGATCATCAGAAAGGATTATATAATTATGGGCGGAGGATCAAGACCATCAGCACCACCACCAGCACCACCACCACCACCACCAAAACCAGTAGATGTAGCACCAGCGCGTACAGAAGCTGAAAAAGCTGCATCATTTAAAAAAGCTAGGCGTGGCAGATCAGCATCTTTATTGTCTGGCTCAACTGCGGATAGTTTAGGTTCAGATACAACGCTTGGCAGTGGAAGTTATTAAAGGAGAATAGTATGCCTATGGTCGGAAAAAAAGAATTTAGTTACAGCAAAGAAGGAAAAAAGGCTGCAAAAGATTACGCAAAAAAAACAGGAATGGATATGAAAGTGCGTAAGATTATGAAAAAAGATTCAACCAAAAAATCTAAAGGATATTAATATGAAAGCTGGATTGTATGCCAATATTCACAAAAAACGTGAACGCATTGCTGAAGGCTCTAAAGAAAAGATGCGCAAACCTGGGTCACCTGGCGCTCCTACTGATGCTGCATTTATTAAAGCTGCTAAAACAGCAATGAAGCCTAAGAAAAAATAATGGCAATTAATATACTACGTGAGTCGGACACGACTAAATCACGTCATGTTAATCCAGCCTATGTAGACAAAGATGGCGTAAGTTACATTGCAAGTTCTGACAGACCATTTCCTGTTGTAGATGTAAATCATTTACGATTACATGAAGGCAGAGCATATTATATATACAAAATGTATCCGTATGCTACTGGACTTGCAGCTGGAGCAAGTATAAATATTGCTATAGCATGGCCAAGCGGAGTTACGCCTCATTTAGTTATTGAATATGAAAGCCCTGGTGAATCAGAATTTTATTTGTATGAAGCGCCTACGACAAGTGGTGGAACAGCTATGACAATACATAGACGCAATAGAAATATATTAACAACAAGCTCTGGTGCAGCAGTATTAGATCCTACTGTGTCATCTGTTGGAACAGAAATATTTGCAGAGTTTATACCAGCGGGTAATAAAGGTGGGGGTGGTGCAGCATATAGCTTTGAGTATGTATTAAAACCATTGACTACTTATTTATTAAGATTAACTAATGTAAACTCACAAGCGCATCCAGCAAACTTAAGAGTGGAGTGGTACGAATAATGCCATTAAAAAAATATCAGAATCCTAAAGGTGGTTTAAATGAAGCTGGCAGAAAACACTTTGAAAGGAAAGAAGGCGGGAACTTACAATCTCCAGTCAAGAGTGGTACAAACCCTAGGCGTGTGTCTTTTGCTGCTCGTTTTGGTGGAATGGATGGTCCGTTGGTAGATGAGAAGGGTAGACCTACTCGATTAAAGTTAGCTTTAAAAGCTTGGGGATTTGGCAGTAAAGAAGCAGCAAGAAACTTTGCAAATAAAAATAAGAAATCATAGGGATTAATATGGCAGAAATGATGAGACTATCCGCAGAAGATGTTTTAAAACGACACGATAAGGCACTTACTAAGAAAGAGGACTTTAGAAGTCTATACGAAGAATGCTACGAGTTTGCGTTACCACAACGTAATCTTTATGACGGATACTACGAAGGTAAAGTAGGCGGCCAAAAGAAAATGAATCGTGTATTCGATTCTACAGCCATTAACTCTACACAACGATTTGCTAATCGTATGCAATCTGGCATATTCCCACCACAACGTAAATGGTGCAGACTTGAACCAGGACCAGATATTCCTGAAGATCGCAAAGAAGAAGCACAAGCAGCATTAGATATTTACTCAGATAAATTATTTGCATCACTGAAGCAATCAAACTTTGATATTGCTATTGGTGAGTTTTTACTTGATCTATCTGTAGGTACTGCTGTGATGATGGTACAACCAGGTGATGATATTAACCCACTTAACTTTATTCCTGTACCACAATTCTTAGTATCATTTGAAGAAGGTGCTAATGGTCAAGTAGACAATGTATATAGACGTATGCGTCTTAAAGGCGAGTCTATTATGCGTCAATGGCCAGATGCAGTTATTCCAGATGACTTACAAAAGAAGATTGACCAAAAGCCAACAGACGATTTAGAGTTTATTGAAGCTACTATCTTAGATCAAAAGCGTGGTGATTTCTGTTATCACGTTATCCATAAAGAATCTAAAACAGAGTTAGTCTATAGACGTATGGTAGAAAGCCCATGGATTGTATCACGCTATGCAAAAGTAGCTGGTGAGATTTATGGTCGTGGTCCATTGATTACTGCATTGCCCGACATCAAGACACTCAATAAAACATTAGAACTATTACTTAAGAACGCATCATTAGCTATTGCTGGTGTATATACCGCAGCAGATGATGGCGTATTAAATCCTAACACAGTGAAGATTATACCTGGCGCTATTATTCCTGTTGCAAGAAATGGTGGCCCACAAGGTGAATCATTGAAACCATTGCCAAGAGCTGGTGACTTTAATGTATCTCAAATCATTATGAATGATTTACGCATGAGCATTAAGCGTATTTTATTAGATGAGTCTTTACCACCAGACAACATGTCAGCACGTTCAGCTACGGAAGTGGTAGAGCGAATGAAAGAGTTATCACAAAATCTAGGATCAGCTTTTGGCAGACTGATTAATGAAACTATGATACCATTAGTTACTAAGATTTTAAGAGTCATGGATGAGCGTGGTCTTATTGATCTACCTCTTAAAGTCAATGGTCTTGAAATTAAAGTATCAGCAGTTGCACCATTAGCTATGGCTCAAAGCATGGAAGATGTGCAGAACGTATTGCAGTTTGCACAAATCGTTCAAGGTGCTGGACCACAAGCTCAGATGACATTGAAAACAGATGCTATGATGGACTTCATTGCTGAGAAGTTAGGTATCCCACAAAAGATACGTAACACTCAAGAAGAACGTATGATGATGACTCAACAAATGGCTCAGGCTGCACAACAAGTAGCACAAGAAGCACCAGAGGCAGTACCTGGAATGATTGAAGCTGCAACTAAGGGGATGATGTAATGGCTGGATGGGAAGATTTAGATCAAGCACTTCCGTTAGATATAAGAGATGTAGCACAAGCAAGAGAAGATTTAGATAGATTAGCATTAAGAGTTTTTGGTAGTGATGACGGACAGAAGTTATTAGCATGGTTACGTCAAACAGTTTTAGAGCAACCAGTTGCTTTGCCTGGTAGCGACTCAAGTTATGCGTACTATCGTGAAGGTCAAAATAGTATTGTGAGAGATATTGAAGCAAAGTTAATTAGAGCAAGGAAAATGTAATGATAGACGACAACATCGAGCCTAGTGATAATGAGGAAGTATCTCAAGAAACTGGCCTACTCGACAGTGCATCAATTGAAACAGAAGCAGTAGAATCAAATCCACAGAGCGTAGAAATATCACATCTTGACGCAGCAGATGAAGATGATGATGGCCCATTAGAACGACCTGATTGGTGGCCAGAGAATTTCTGGAAGAAAGATGAAGCAGAACCAGACTTACAGGCTATGGCTAAATCTTGGGGCGATCTAAGAAAACAAATCTCACAAGGCAAACACAAGGCACCAGCAGATGGTAACTATGATGTAGCCGCATTTAAAGATATTCCAGCAGAAGATCCCGTACGCAATCACGTACTATCTTGGGCTAAAGAATATGGTGTAAGCCAAGCAGCTTTAGATAATCTAGTAAGTAAAGTTGTTGATATGGGAATGGAAACACAACAAACTACCTCTGTTAATTTAGCAGAAGAAAAGAAAGCACTTGGTCCTAATGCCGATGCCCGTATTAATGGCATGGTTAAGTGGGCTAGTGGTTTAGTTAATAAAGGTATTTGGGGTAAAGAGGACTTTGAGGAGTTTAAATACATGGGCGGTACTGCAAAAGGTATTGCTGCATTAGAGAAGCTTCGTGGTGCTTATGAAGGGCGTGTACCTACAAATAGCGCTCCAGTTCAAGGTGCTTTATCTAAAGAAGAACTTTACGCTATGGTAGGAGATCCTAAGTATCAAACAGATGACGGATATCGCAAGAAAGTAGAAAGAATGTTCCAAGAAAACTTTTAATTAACAGTCTCCGTAGTTCGTATATGGCCCACTTCGGTGGGTCTTTTTTTGCATATTACACAAAATACTTGCACAAATTTGCAAAATATGCTAAAAACTGTCCAAGGCTCATTGCATTCGCAACCCTTCACACAAGTCGTCTTGTCGTCTGGCTATCGTAAATAGCAAGCAACGGCCCAGAACGTCTGGCTAACCAAAGCGATAAACTTTATTTTTTATCAATTCTAGGAGAATAACATGGCTATTGGATTATCAAGTGCTTTTGTAACCCTCTTTGATGCCGAAGTTAAACAGGCTTACCAAGGTAAGGCAAAATTAGTTGGTGCAGTTCGCCAAAGACGCGGTGTTGAAGGATCAGTAGTAAAATTTCCTAAAGTAGGCAAAGGTGTTGCTACTTTAAGAATCCCACAAACAGATGTATCACCATTGAATGCTGGTTTCACTCAAGTCACTGCAACTCTACAAGACTGGAATGCAGCAGAATATTCTGACATCTTTATGCAACAAAAAGTAAATTTTGACGAAAGACAAGAGTTAGTGCAATTAGTATCTAACGCTATTGGTCGCCGTCAAGATCAAATGATTATTGATTCACTTGTGAATTCATCAACATCATTAACAGTGTCTAACGATATTGGAACATCAGACTCTAACCTTAACGTAGCTAAACTACGCGAAGCTAAACGTCTATTAGACAAAAACAATGTACCACCAGAAGGTCGTCATATCGTTCTTCATGGTAACAACTTGGCTTCATTACTTTCAGAAACAGCAGTAACTTCTTCTGACTTTAATACAGTTAAGGCTCTTGTAGCTGGTGAATTAAATACTTTCTTGGGTTTTACATTCCATTTATTGGGTGATAGATCAGAAGGTGGTTTACCAATTGATGGTTCTTTAGACCGCAAAGTTTTTGCATTCCATAAAGACGCTGTTGGTTACGCAGAAGGTATCGCTCCTCGCACAGAAATCAATTACATTCCAGAAAAGACTTCATTCTTAGTGAATGCTGTATTCTCTGCGACTGCAACTGCTATCGATGCTGAGGGTATTGTTCAACTTACATGCCGTGAAACAGCATAATTTAAGGAGACCATAACATGGCTTATTCAGCAACTGGTTTAAATGCAGCTGGCGGACAATCTAAAGCTGGTAATGCTCCACAAATTTGGACATATACTAGTGCAGACGCAATCGCTACTGTAAACACAACTGGCTATTTTAATGACGCTTCTTCACTTTTAAAAGTGGGCGACATTATTTATGTTTACGATTCAGCAACTCCTACAATGAGCATTGTATATGTATTATCAAATACATCTGCTGGCGTTGTAGACGTATCTGATGGTTTAACAGTAACAGCAACAGATACAGATTAATAGTCTGTATTGCAGTAAGTAACTTGAGTAGGGCGGGTGTTTTGCACTCGCCTTATTCTCACATTTGGAGATAGAGTATGGCAGCTGGAGATTCAGCATTATCAGTATGTTCTGATTCACTATTAATGTTAGGTGCTAAACCTATTGCGTCTTTTACCGAAGGTACAGACGAAGCATCTATATGTGATAGATTATATCCAGATATTAGAGACCAGGCATTATCAACATATCCATGGTCTTTTTCATTTAAAAAAGTTCAATGTGCTAAGTTGGTCACTGTACCAGCTACCGAATACAAATACGAATATCAATTACCCTCTGATCGCATAAACTCACCAAGAGCATTATATGATGCTAATGAAGTAGGCTCTCCTGTACGCAATGAATATAGAATCATGGGCGATAAAGTACTTACAGATTACGAAGAAGTATGGGTAGATTATCAATACTCAGTACCAGAATCATCAATGCCAACATATTTTGTTCAATTACTTAAATATATACTTGCATGGCATTTATCTGTGCCTATTACAGATCAAACAGAAAAAGCTGGATATTGGCAAACTGTTGCTGTAGGAACACCAGGCGAAAATGGTCGTGGTGGCTACATGAGACAAGCTATGAATATTGATGGCCAAGGACAACCAGTAAACGCTATACAAGACTTCTCATTAATTAATGTGAGATACTAATGGCTCGTTTTGTAACCATTCAAACTAACTTTACTGCGGGTGAAATAGATCCTCTATTACGCTCACGTGTAGATATTAAGTCTTATGAGAATGGTTTAGAGACTGCTCAGAATGTATTATGCCAACCACAAGGCGGGATTACTAGACGCAATGGTTTAAGATTTATTAATGCATTGCCAAACTCAGGTACAGAATCTGCTGCTAATGGCGTAAGGTTAGTGCCTTTTGAATTTTCTACATCAGATAGTTATATGCTTTTGTTTACGCACAATCGTATGCATGTGTATAAGAATGGTGCGTTAATTACAAACATTAATGGATCTGGCCTTAACTATCTTGATACATCAGGCGTAGCATTATCATCAGCTAAATTAGCTAATATGTGTTGGACACAATCTGCTGACACACTTATTGTTGTGCATGAAGATTTACCCCCAGTTAAACTTGTCCGTGGTGGTACAGACTCTACATGGACTGCATCTGCTATTTCATTTGACAGTGTTCCTAAGTATGCATTCACATTAACTGTGTCTAATCCAGCGGGTACATTAACACCATCTGCTGTTACAGGCAAAATAACACTTACTGCATCATCTGCGGTTTTTAGTGCTGGATCTGTAGGACAATATATTAATGTTGTTCCACAAGGCAGAGCTAAGATTGTTCAATTTACAAGCACTACAGTAGTCAATGCTATTACTGAATTTCCATTTTTTAATACATCCGCTGTAGCATCAGGGTCATGGGAGTTAGAAGCTGGCTACGAAAATGTATGGTCTGCATCACGCGGTTATCCAAGAACAGTAACATTCCATCAAGGCCGTTTATATTTTGGTGGATCTAAAACTAGACCCTCTACAGTATGGGGATCTAAAGTTGGTATCTTCTTTGACTTTGAAGGTACAGAAGGTTTAGATGACGATTCAGTAGAAGCTACACTAGATACTAATACATTTAATGCGATTACAGATATTATCTCTGGTCGTGATTTAATGATCTTTACAACGGGTGGTGAGTTCTATGTGCCACAACAAGGCTTAGAGCCAATTACACCTACATCATTCTTTGTGTCTACTACTAACAGAAATGGTAGTAAGCCAGGTATTCGAGTGCAACAATTAGAATCAGGCGTGTTATTTATACAACGTCAAGGTAAGATACTTTCTGAGATCGCATATTCTGATACACAATTAACTTATCTTACATCAAAGATATCTCTATTGTCAGGGCATCTATTAAAGAACCCTACACGTATGGCATTAAGACGTGCTGTAGATACAGATGAGAATGATCTGTTACTCATTACTAATGGCACAGATGGAACTATGGTAGCTTATTCATTAATGAGATCACAAAACGTCATTGCCCCATCAGAGTTTGTAACTTCTGGTGGTGAGTTCTTAGATGTTGGCGTAGACATTACTACAATTTACACTGTAGTTAAACGTACGATTAGTGGTGTAGCGCAATATTATATGGAACGATTTGATAGCACATTATTAACTGATAGTGCTGTGACTGGTGGTATAGCAGCTACAGCATCTGTATCTCATATTGTTGGCAAAGAAGTTAATATATTATTAGATGGTATTGTGCAAGCTAATCAGACAGTTCCTGGCGGTGGTACAGTTACATTCCCTAGAGCATCTACATCATCCTACCAAGTAGGATTGCCTATTACTGTACAAGCAACAACTATGCCTATAGATTTAAAGATACAATCAGGTACACGATTAGGCTTTAAGAAACGTATTGTTGAAGTTAATGCATTAGTCTATGAAACACAAAATATAGTTATTAATGGCATAGAAGTACCATTTAGATCATTTGATACGCCATTAACATTAGATGCAGATGTACCAGAATTTACAGGCACTAAAGTATTGCATGGCATTTTAGGGTATAGTAATGAAGCAAAGATTACAATTACTCAAAACGCGCCATTGAAATTTACATTATTAGGTTTAGAATATAAAGTAGGAGTCCATCAAGGAACATAATTATGTCAGCAGCCATACCTTTTATTAAAGCAGTAGCTCCGTATATATCAGCAGCTAGTTCAGCTTTTAGTGCGCTTTCAAGTTTTTCTCAAGGGAAAAGTCAGCAAGCTATGTATAATCTACAAGCTGCACAGACAAAAGCTGATGCAGAACGCAAAGCACTTGCATACGAACAAAGGGCTAATGAGACATTACGCAAGCTTAATTCTAATAATGCAGCAGTAGTTGCTCGTGGATATTCTGGTGGTATATTAGGATTTGAAGGATCTTCTAAACTAATAGCCACAACTAATATTAGAGAAGCTGGCAGAGACTTCCAAACAGATTTAAGCAATGCAGCTAATGTTATACTAGCTGGAGGTACTCAAGCAGATATATTTGGCACAGCTGGAAAAATTGCTGTAAGAGGTGGTTTATTTGATGCTGCTGGTAAACTTGCTACTGGAGCATATGATTTAAGTAAAGTTCTTATACCAGAAGATAAAACAAAAGAAACTAAGGCTTAACTATGGCTGAACAACCAAGATATCAAAGACAAAATATTGTGTTGGCTGAAACACAGCCATTGCAATTTGCTGACCTTACACAAAGTATTCAGGCTTCTAAATCATTGCAGTCTGGTCTTGACAGAATATCAAGGTTTGCATTTGAACAAGCAGCAGAAACAGCCAAAGAAAAAGGTATGCAATATGCAATAGACAATCCTATTACTATAGAACAAGCTATGAAAGCTATTAATGGTGGGATAGACCCTAATACATTGCCAACTCAAGGAGGCACAATATTTGAGGAAACAGCTAGAAAAGTACAAGCTAAACTATTGCGTACAGATTTAGCTTTAGAAGCTAGGGGCGAATTAAATAGTATATCTGCAAGAATCAAAGCTGGTTTAGTAACTGATCTTAGTGAAATTGACTCTGATATTAATGGCATATTAAATGGCTATGGAAAAGCATTACGATTTGATTCTGAAGAATCAATTGGTTTTAGAGCAGACATTAGTCAGTATGGGGCTATTGTTAAGCAACAAGCAGCAGATCATATTGCTGGTTTAGCTAAAGCTGAAAACATTGCAACAGTTAATCAAGCTATGGAAAAGTTAGAAACAGAACTTGAAGATAAAATGAAGTTTTTAGAAATAAAAGACCCAGCACAATGGAATCTTTTATCACAAAGTTCTATAGCTTCTATTCTTGCTAAAGCAAAACAAACTGGCCCAGAAAATTATAGCAAAGTTTTAGAGCAAACTAATAGGATTAAAACTAGAGTAGAGAATAATGCTATAGCTGATTATATGCAAAACCCTCAATTTGCTAGAAACATGACAGAAGCTGTTATTAAAATACGTAAAGGCATAGCAGATGACTTTACACAAATCTTAGCTAGTAAAAGCAAAGATGAAATTAAAAACATTATTAAGATTGCAACTGACAAAGCTTCAGAAGATTTTACATTAATTCAAACACAGCAAAAACTTGACATGCAATTAAAAGAAGAAGAAGCTACTAAAATTTTAGATCCTTATTACAGTGGTGAGCCTGGAGCTACAGCAGATGTAACCTTAGGCAGATTAGAATCTATTGGCTACCCCATACCATTAGAGTTAAGAAAACAACTTAGAACAACCGAACTAGAAACACCAGCCAAAGAAAAAGCATATGGTAAGATTGAAGAATTAGTAGACTTAAATGAAATTGGTCCAAGACAAATTGATGCATATGCAGAAGCTAATGTGATTACTTATAAACAAGCTAATAATTTAAAGAAAAGAGCTAGAGATGTTTCAACTAAGTACAGAGATGGTTTTCAAATTATTAGAAATGAATTTAATTTACCAGACGCATTCTCATCATTAAATGCTTCTGAAAAAGTAAAAGGTGCTGTTGGAGCTGCACAAACACAACTTATACTTGAGGCAAAACAAGCGCAAAAAGAAGGTAAGCCATTTAATCCAGTTACAAGAGCAAAGCAAATTGCAACTGAAATTAAAAGCGTAAGCACAGATGCTCAAGAACAAACATCTAAAGATGAATTAACTAGAGCATTAACTAAGTTTAAGATTACAGACATAGAAGGGTTTATTAAAAACTTTAAACCAGGTGATGTAGCTCAATCAGAAATATTTGAAGATGCTGATGAAGAAACAGAGATTAAAGTTATTCAAAGAAATCTTAAGAAAATACGTGAAATTAGAGGACTGCCAAAATAATGTTAGATGAACGATTTAGACAATATACATTAAATGGATACACAGAAGATAATCTTGCTATGAAGCGAGAGTCTAAAGCTCGCCAGCAAATGATGGAAAAACCAAAGGGATTGCCATCTTCTGGGGTAGTTGCTCCATTGGTTACAGAAGGGGTTAGTGCAGTTGTATCTGACATTGAACAAAGACCAGCAGAGTCTTTATATGCATTAGGCAAAGGTGCTATAGAAGGCGCAATAGGCACGCCTGGAGATCTTATATCTATTATTAAAGGTATTTACTATGCTGCCACTACACCAGAAGGCCAAAGCAAAATGAATGAATTTATAAAAGGAATGGAATCATCTACTGTATTACCTACTACTGAAGATGTTAAAGCTTTTATAAATGAGTTAGCTCCACAATTACAAACAAAAGCAACAGCTGCTGAATCAGTGGGTGAGATTATAGCTCCATCTGGTCTAGCAACATATGCTACAAAAAATGTAGTTAAAGGAATTAAGAAAATGACAAAGGCTACTAAATGACAATTGATAATAGACCATTAGAGCAAAGATTAGGTGATTTAGATAATGCTACTTCAGAGCTACAACAAGTACTGCCTGAAGGGGAAGTATTAACTACAGCTAAAGACATAGCTATTGAACAAGGTGTATACACAACAGCACAAGATAATAATCCAGAAAATCCACAATCTGTATTTACTGGAGAAACAGTTGAGGTAGCTGGTGTTGGAAGTATAATTCGTAAAGGCGCAGAAGAATTACTTAAGCAACAAAATAAAGTAGATTCAACATTAAGACCTATTGTTAAGCCAGGTGTAGACAGGACTACAGTTAAAGATTTTCAAGTCATTCCTGAAGCTACAGATGAGCGTGGTATTAAAGTATTACAGATTCAAGATGAAATGCCAACAACAGGCAAACCCTCTCCAAAGAAAAAAGGCGCACCAAAGACAACATTTAATCTGAATATGATTCAAGATGAAGATGCTCTTGGACAGCATATTGAAGCGGTAGCGTTAGAGTATGGCGCTAAAAATTATGAAAAAATTTCATACAAAGAAATGGCAGCACAATTATCTACGCCTAAAGTTAAGGTTTTTGATGGCGATGCAGAAGTTAAGACATTTACAAATCAACAAGAAGCTGATGATTGGATTAAGACTCAAACATCTAAGGCAGACAAAAAAGGATTGGAAGCTCCTGAATATACTACTAAAGCTCAACCAATATATGACGAAGCATTCTTAGCAAGTATTATTGATCCAGCTATTAAGACTGAAGCTAGTCCAGCTAAGATCTATAAAATGATGTTAGCACTACAAGACGCTGGAAAAAATACATTGGAGCTTGGAAGAAAAGTAACTGACGCTAAAGCTAAGGGTATTTTGACAGACGAATTAGCTGTAGAGTTCCGTCAAGCATTAGCTCTCGAAGGCGTGCTTACTAAAGCTGTTAAAGGCAGACAAGTAGATGTTGCTAGAACATTAGGTATTTTAGGTCAAGCAAGAACTGCAAGTACACAAAGAGTAGAGTTATTACAAGAAATTATTAAGTCTACTGGCGGAGTTGATAATGTACATGATGTAGCAAAGAGCTATCTTGCATTATCATCTAGTGCTGACAGAGCAAGAATTGCAGAGAAATCATTGTCTGGTAAATGGTATAACATTCCTGTTAGCACATTTATTAATGGCCTAGTATCAGCTCCTATATCTCATTTATGGAATATTGGAGGTAACGCGTTCTTTGGTGCAGCACAAATACCTATTAGAGCTACAGCATCTGTAGTTGGTAATGTACGCAATATGATCGTTAAAGGCGAAGATGCTATTACAATGGATGAAGTATATGCACAAGCTAAAGGCATATCAGATGCTTTTTTAGATTCTAGTATTGTTGCATGGAAAGCATTTAAAAATAATGCTCCAACAGATCCAGCAACACGTATTGAAATGGCAAGATCTGGACAAGATGATTTTGCATTAGAGTTAGGTGAAAGCGAATTTGGTAAGGCTGCAAGTAAAGCACTTAAATATTATGGCAACTTTATAACTGTTCCTGGTAGAGCATTGCTTGCAGAAGATGAGTTCTTTAAAGGCATTGCCTATAGAATGGAACTTAATGCACTGGTAACTAGAGAGTCTATTAAAACATATAATGATGCAATTAAATTTGGAGTTAGTGAGCAAGATGCTATTGCTAAAGCACAAAAACATTATGTTGAACTTATGACAGATGTTCCAGATAGCATTAATGATGCTGCACTATCTCAAGCAAAAACAGTCACATTTACTAAAGAATTGGAAGGTCTTATGGGTGATGCTGCAAGATTAACCAACAATCCTTTATTAAAACTATACTTTCCATTTGTTAGAACACCAACAAACTTAGCATTACAGGCAGCAGATCTAACTCCTGGACTTCAATTTTTACGTAAAGATATTCGTGATGCATATAAAAAGGGTGGCGTAGACCAAGACATTGCTATTGCTAAGATGACTTTAGGTGGCGGTTTAATTTATGGCGCATCACAATTTACATTTGGTCATCGTATGACTGGTGCTGGTCCTTTTGCTAAAGATGACAAGGAAGCTCTTAAAGGAACTGGCTGGCAACCATTTTCATTTGTATTTAATAAATCAGATATTGATCCACAAATATTAGAGGATTATAAAAAACTTACTAAGGTAACAGTAGGCCCAGATAAAGTATATGTGTCTTATATTGGATTGCAACCATTAGCTACATTATTATCTATTGCTTCCACATCAGCAGAATATGCTATGGTAAGCGATGGCAATGATATGTATGACTTAGCATTGGGAGCTTCTGCTGGTGTATATGATGCTATTGGTGAACTTCCTATGTTAGATAGTTTAGGTGAGCTTACAGACATATTCCGTGGTAATGAAAAAGAACAATCAAGTAAGTTATATGGCTTTATGAAAAGACTTACAAAGAGCGTAACTACAAAGGCTACACAAGCTATTGTTCCATATAGCTCAGCCGTGGCAGCAGTAGAAAGATACATGTATCCTAGAGAAAATGAAGTTATGTCACAAGAGATGATTAATAAGTCAGAAGGTAACGATCTTGTTAATGGTGCTACTCAAGGATACTGGGAAGGTCTTGGATATGCTATGGCTAGAAATCCAGTAACAAGCTCATCTTTACCAAGAAAACTAGACGTTATTACTGGAAGTGTTAAAAAAGTAGGAAAAGGTAACTTATATGAGATGTTTAATCCCTTTAAAACATCTGAAGGTAAGATATCTCCAGCCTATGCAACCCTATTAGAATACAATATTCCCTTACCAATACCTGATAAAACCTATAAAGGGGTAGTTTTATCTGATAAACAGTACAATAGAATAATAGAATTAGCTACAGACTATGGTCAATTAGAAGAAGATGTTGTAAAATCGGGTAAACAATATGAAGATATGAAATACACAGATCTTGGCAAAGCACAGAATCTGATTAAAAAAGTAATACTAGATGCTTATTCTCAAGCAAAAGAACAATTAGTGAAAGAAGATATTGAATTAGAATTGGCTCTTGAAAACATAGAAGAAAGCAAAAAAATCCATGGCAATCGTAGAAGGTAAATAAATTATGGCTGATTATGCAATAACCAACGTAGCAAGACGAGTCGTATACACAGGATCTGCGGGTGTAGGCCCTTATGCCTTTTCGTTCCCTGTATTAACTAGCACAGATATCGCTGTATATAAGAATACCACACTTCTTACATTAACCACAGATTACACTGTAACCATTAGTTCAACTACTGGTCAAGGATCAATCACATTAGTATCAGCCGCTATCAGCACTGATCGTATTACCATTGTAGGTGCTAGAGCTATCCAACGCTCAACAGACTTCGTAACGGGTGGTGACTTCTTTGCTAATACTCTTAATACAGAATTAGATTCAGAAGTCATCTTTGTTCAGCAAGTCGCTGAAACAGCAGAGCGCTCACTAAAAGCGCCTGTAACAGACCCTACATCTATTGACATGACGTTACCAGTTAATACAACACGTGCTAATAAGTTCTTGTCATTTAACTCTACTGGTAATCCACAAGCAGTAGATACCCTTGGAACATACAAAGGTAATTGGTCTGCGGGCGTAGCCTATGTATTGCAAGATGTAGTTAAAGATACATCTAATAGCAATATCTATATTTGTATTGTTGCACATACATCAAGTGGATCACAACCTATTACAACCAATGTAGATTCAGCTAAATGGTCTTTAGTTGTAGACGCTGCTGCCGCTGCAACATCAGCAACTAATGCTGCTGCAAGTGCTAGTGCTGCATCAACAAGTGCTACAAATGCGGCATCATCAGCAAGTGCAGCCTCTACGTCAGCAAGTAATGCGGCTTCTAGCGCATCAACAGCTTCTACACAGGCAAGCAATGCTTCAACTAGCGCATCTAATGCTGCTTCGTCAGCAAGCGCTGCAAGTGGATCAGCTTCAACAGCATCAACACAAGCATCTAACGCTTCAACATCTGCAAGTAATGCAGCAACAAGTGAAACCAATGCTGCCGCAAGTGCCTCAACTGCATCAACACAAGCGTCAAATGCAAGCACATCAGCTTCTAATGCATCATCTTCTGCATCTGCTGCTTCTACAAGCGCATCTAATGCAGCTGCTTCTGCATCGACTGCAACGACTCAAGCTACCAATGCCTCGACTTCTGCTACCAATGCTGCAACATCAGCAAGTGCTGCTTCATCTGCACAGACTGCCGCAGAGGCTGCACGTGATTCAGCATTAGCTGCATATGATAACTTTGATGATAGATATCTTGGAACTAAAGCAAGTGATCCTTCATTAGATAATGATGGTAATGCTCTTGTAGCTGGTGCTTTATATTTCAATACTACAGATAACATTATGAAAGTTTATACAGGGTCAGCTTGGGTAGCTGCCTATGTATCTGGCGCTGGCACTCTTTTAAGTGCTAATAATTTATCAGATCTTACAAATTTTGGAACAGCAAGAACTAACCTAGGATTAGCTATTGGAACTAATGTTCAAGCTTATGATGCAGAACTTGCAGCTATTGCTGGATTAACTTCTGCGGCTGACAAAGGTATTCAATTTACTGGAGCTGGCACTGCTGCAACCTATGACTTAACAACTGCTGGTAAAGCATTGTTAGATGATGTAGATGCTTCTGCACAAAGAACTACATTAGGATTAGGATCTGTAGCTACAGAAAGCACTGTGCCAGTATCAAAGGGCGGAACTGGATTAACAACATTAACAGCTAACAATGTTATTTTAGGAAATGGAACATCAAATCCTAACTTTGTTGCGCCAGGAGTAACAGGTAACGTATTAACTTCTAATGGCACCACATGGACATCAACAGCTCCAGGGGGTGGATTTGCCTCAGGCACTGTGATGTTGTTTGGTCAGACATCTGCTCCTACAGGATGGACTAAAGACACTACAAATTTTGATAATAGCTCATTACGCGTTGTAACAGGCACAGCATCATCAGGTGGTTCTGTAAATTTCACAACCGCATTCGCATCCCAAACACCAACAGGCTCTGTAACCATTACTTCTGTAACGGGTAGTGCGGGCGCTACAACGCTTACTACACCACAAATACCTAGCCATACTCACTCAATAACCACAAATCGAAGCGGAAGCATACAACCCGTAATACAATATGCAAGTAGAAGTTACAATACTACTAATGTTCAACCAACAAACGCAACAGGCGGCGGAGGTTCACATGATCACCCGTTCTCATTTAGCTCAGGCTCAGGAACATTTAGTGGTAATGCGATTAACCTAGCTGTCAAGTATGTAGACGTAATTAGAGCAACCAAGGATTAAGGATGCAATTAAAAAATGGAACTTTTTGTCCATTAATTAAAAAAGATTGTGTTGGATTACAATGTGCATGGTTTACAAGAGTGCAAGGAACTGACACAAACACAGGTAATCAAGTGGATGAATATCAATGTGCAATTGCTTGGATGCCAATGTTATTAATTGAAAACTCAGGACAACAAAGACAAACAGGAGCGGCTGTTGAATCGTTCCGAAATGAAATGGTTAAAGCTAACGAAAATAGCCAACAATTATTATTAAAAACCGCAAAGATTGCCTATCCTTCTATAGATAGCAATCAACAAAAATTAATTGAGGAGTAAGAAATGAAATTAACAATTATACCTATTGATGGTCATGTAAAAAAAGATGAAGTTGGTTATTTAGAACTTAACTTATCTTCTTGCGGAATACCACCAAACGTAAGAGTTTTACAATGGCAAGAAACAAAAGGATGGTTAGAGTTTTGGGATAAACAAAATGAAGATATTACAGAATTACCTAGTTGGGTCAACTGTTGTTTAGCTCAGTGGCAAATAACTTATAACAATAAAGTTAATCCTCCACCTCCACCTCCGCCAACAGCAGATGACAACAAACAACAAGCTATATATTTATTAAAACAAACTGATTGGACAACTATTTCTGACGTAAGTGATCCTACAAAAAGTAATCCATATTTATCTAATGTAAATGATTTTGTAAGTTATAGAAATGCCGTTAGACAATATGCGCTTAATCCTGTTGCGGGAAATATTACTTGGCCAACATTGCCACAAGAAGTTTGGACTACTGTATAAAAATAACTCACGGAGAGAGAGCATGGCTTTAAACGTAAACATAGGGTGTGTTGCTAACCTTTTTTCTAGGCAAATGCATTTTGAAAAAGCGGGGGATATAGAACATGGACACACACATTCATTTGATCATCTAACATTATTAGCCAATGGCAAATTAAAAATTGTTGTTGATGGTAAAGAATCTACGTTTGTAGCCCCACAAATGATTTATATTAAAGCAGATAAAATGCATGAACTCACAGCGTTAGAAGATAATACTGTTGCATATTGTATACATGCTCTAAGAATTGGTGAAGATGTGGATGACATTGTTGATCCAAGTATGGTGCCTGAAGGAGTTAATATGCAATCTATAACTGATGCTTTACTAGGCTGTGATCCTAATGTTGGGATGAATTATAAACATACCTCTTGTGATGAAATAATTAAACAAAATAAACAATGAATCAACAGT